AAAATAAAAAATAATGGTTTACAATTGATATGAAATATGATAGAATGGTTATATTATGTTAGGAGTAAACTATGATTTTAATTGACTTCAATGGTATTGCCATCGGCAATGTAGTAGTACAACGATTGGCTGCTGACGAAAATCTCATACGTCATATGATTCTCAATTCAATTCGTATGTATCGTCAAAAGTTTCACCGTGAATATGGTGAAGTTGTAATTGTTGCCGATGGAGCTGGTAACTGGCGTAAAGATGTATATCCACAATATAAAGCCAGCCGTAAAAAATCACGTGATGAGTCTTCCATTGATTGGACTGAAATGTTCCGTATCATTAATATGATCCGTGACGAAATACGTGACAATTTCCCATATAAAGTTATGCATCAATATGGCTGTGAGGCTGACGATGTAATTGCACAAATTGCAATGGAGACACAGGAATTCGGTAAACACGAACCTGTTATGATTGTATCTGCTGATAAAGATTTTATCCAGCTACAAAAGTATGATAATATCAAACAGTTTTCTCCAATGACTAAAAAGTTTGTAAAGCATAGTAATCCACGACTATATATGATGGAACACATTTTCCGTGGAGATGGTGGCGATGGAGTCCCTAATGTGTTGTCTGATGATAATGTTTTTGTTGATGGACGTAGACAATCTCCAGTAACAAAGAAAAAGATCGAAGCTTGGATCCAAGCAGAAGATCTACAACAAGCTATGGGTGACGATATTTATCGTAACTATTTACGCAATAAAAAATTAATTGATTTAACTGAAACACCTAGTTCTATAAAACAAGAAATTATAAATACATATGAGAGTCAGGATCAAAGTAAAAACAAATCAAAAGTGTTTAACTACCTGATTCAGAAACGTTGTAAATTATTATTAGAAAGTGTTCAGGAGTTTATTTAATGGTAAAAAGTGTCCATGAAGTAATTGAAGAAGCCAGAAAAAAACGAACTAAAAGCGAAAAGATTGAAGTGCTAAGAGCCAATGAATCATGGGCTCTCAAAGACATCCTTAGAGGAACGTTTGACGACAGTGTTCAATGGAACCTACCTACAGGTACACCTCCCTATCAAGCAAATGAACCACATAGCGCGCCAGGCAATTTATTGCGTGAGCATATGAAGTTTCAATATTTTGTTGCTGGTGGTAAAGGTGATAAGATGCTAAAAGCTAAGAGAGAGCAAATTTTTATTGGGCTATTAGAAACAATAGAACCACAGGATGCGGAGTTAGTCATAGGAATGATTAATAAAAAAATCCCAGTTACAGGACTTACAAAAGCAACAGCACAGGAGGCATTTCCAGGATTGATTGTGAAATAGAAAAAAAAAACTAAAAATTTTCACTTATAAGGAGACTATTATATGTCTACACTAGAAAGACTACAAAAAGATTCAGCAGAATTAGAAATGTTCGTAGAAAAACTAGCGGAAGAAGGAAAATCAGATTTGGTAAAAAAAATAAGAGCCAAAAAGAAATTTCTAGACGATAAAGTCAAGCAATTAATTCAGGATAAAGCAGCATAAAATGGTTTACAAAAGTGAAAATTATTGATAGAATAATTTTATATTATGTTCGGAGTAACACATGAATATTTTCATTCTCGATAAAGATCCAATTACAGCGGCACAATTACAGTGCGACAAGCATGTAGTTAAAATGATTGTAGAGTCAGCACAAATGCTTTCCACAGCTCATCGTATGCTTGATGGTTATGTTGAAAAGCGTCCATCAAAGTCTGGCAAACGTATGATTAACTATTGGGTTCATCCAAAACCTTACAAGGAAGAACGTTTATACAAAGCTGTCCATCATGGCCATCCTTCTACAGTGTGGACTATGGAATCAGATGCTAACTATATCTGGCATTATGATCACTTTGTTGCTTTACTTGACGAATACACCTATCGTTATGGCAAAGAACATGGTACAGCTAAGCTAAAACATACGTTAATGCAACCACCTAAAAACATTCCAATTGGTCCATTGACACCATTTAAACTTGCAATGGCTGACTATCCAGAATGTATTGCTCTTGGCGATCCAGTTAAAGCATATCGTGCTTTCTATCAAACAAAACAATCTCGGTTTAAAATGGCATGGACTAAACGTAATATTCCAGAATGGTTCGAGGTAGCTGCATAATGACTTGGGTAACATGGATGGTACTAGCTTTCTTAGGAACAGTTATCTACACCGTGTGGACTGAAGTTCAAAACATAGATCAACATCTTTGGCAGCAAAACACGGATCTAAAAAACAAGATTAATCGTTTACAAGATGAAGTTGTAGATTTAAATAGAACTATTAAAGTTTTAAAAGAAAATCTAGAAGAAAAAGAATGATAACCTTTACTGGATATAAACTATCTCCTTTACAAAAAGATGTAATATCCGAAGCAGTTAGTTCTGCTTTGGATATTCTTGTTTCTAAACGTATGAAACATACTCTTTTCTTTGAAATCTATATTCAAAAAGATTTATATAAAGAAAGAAATGTATGGGGTGATATGGACGTGGAAGATCACGATGAAAAGTCACCAAAGTTCTATACTATTAGACTTAATTATTCAGGCATCGAGTCCTTTGCTAAAATGCTTGAGACACTCGCTCATGAGCTTATCCATGTAGAACAGTTTGCCACAAGAAGATTACGTAATCTAGCCGGTCCTTTTAGAGTTGCATATGAAAAAGATCATTATAACACATTAGAAGTGCCATATTATGAAAGACCTTGGGAGATTGAAGCACATGAGTTAGAAAAAAGTGTTTATAACTACATGGTTAAAAATTCAACTAAAGTACAAAAGTATGTTAGTGCCAAAGCAAATGAAAAATTTGGTGAGGGATTATAATGTTTGGTGAGATAAAATATGAAATATTAGATGAAGTTATAATTGGTAATCCAGAGAATCCTGGTGTATGGCTTAGATTAGAGCGATCAGAAAAAGGAAAAAAGATTATCAGATCGTGGTCTGGAGCAGGAAAGGAAAAATATTGGAAAGTCATGTATAGATATGATGTAGATAAAGCATGGAGCAGCTGGAAAAGAATATGCCAACGTATACGCTAAAAGATAATAAAACTGGAGACACTTGGGAGTTCTTTGGCTCATATGAAGAATTACAAATTGCACTTGATGAAATGCCAAACGTTAGTCAAGTGTTATCAGCACCTAAAATTGTAAGTGGAACCGGTAGTCTTCTTTCAAAGACAGATGATGGTTGGAAAGAAAACTTAACAAGAATTAAATCTGGCTCCGGCCGAGGAAATACAATTAAAGTATGAGTAAAATGAAATTATCAAACTCACTAAAAGTAACTCCTGATGAATTAGAATATCATGAGCCTATTACCGATGCGCAAGACGAAGCTTTTGAAAAATGGAAAGAAGGCTATAACTTAATCTTATCAGGTTCAGCTGGTACAGGAAAAACCTTTATTGCAATGTACTTAGGTTTAAAAGAACTATTCGATAAGCCTGAGATATATCGTGAACTCATTATCATTCGATCTATAGTACCAACTAGAGAAATAGGTTTTTTACCAGGTGGTGAGGATGAAAAAAAACAAGCATACACCGTACCGTATAAGTCAATTTGTTATGATTTATTTGGTTATGACCAAGCTTGGCCAAAGCTTGTAACACAAAAGAAAATTAGATTCGAGTCTACATCATTTATTCGTGGATCCACATTTGATAATGCAATTGTTATTGTTGATGAAATGCAAAATTGTAATTTCCATGAATTAGATAGTATTATGACACGAGTCGGTGAAGACTGTAAAATTATATTTTCTGGAGATTATAATCAAACAGATTTTAAAAATGAAGATGAGAAAAATGGTTTAATTAAGTTTTTAGCAATTGTCGAGCAAATGAGATTTTTTAGTACCGTGCATTTTGGTTGGGAAGATATTATTCGCTCTGATCTTGTAAGAGATTATATAATGACAAAAGAAATGTTAAAGATAAGGTAGGTGTAAAAATGGTAAGAATATTTGCAACAGAAACATGCCCATGGTGTAAGAGAGCAAGAGCTTTAGCTGAGCAACATAACTTGCCATATGAATATAAAATTATTTTTTCAGATGAAGATAAACAAGAATTTAGACGTCTATTTGCAGACGCTAAAACTGTACCACAAATTATGTGGAATGATAAGTACATTGGTGGCTATGAAAATTTTGCCGCTGAAATTGAAAACACTCGTGAATTTGGACAAGGAGCTTTTTAAATGGCTAAGTATAGCCGATTTGATCCCCGCAATAAGAAACGTGGTCGACACAAAAGTCAATCACAACATAAAGATTTTCGTATAAAAAGTGCTGATAAAACGAAAAAAAACTATTTACTTTCTCCGAATACTATGGTAGAATTAGAATATAATGAAGGAGAAAATAATGTTGAACAACTTAAACAAGGTTATCTTAACTGATTGCGATGGAGTCCTAATGAATTGGGAATACGCCATGAATGTATGGATGCAAACCCAAGGATATGAAATTGTAGAAGGTGGAGAAGCTAACTATGACATGGGAGATCGCTATGGCCTCTCTAAAGAATTAAAGTTACGTTTAGTTCGACAGTTCAATGAATCAGCTGCTATGGGATTCTTACCTCCTCTTCGCGATGCTATGTATTATGTAGACCTTCTACACCGTAAGCACGGCTATACATTTCATATGATTACATCTTTATCAAAAGATGAACATGCTCAAAAACTTCGTATTCAAAACACTAAAAAGTTATTTGGCGAAACTGCATTTACAAAGTTCATATTTGAAGATACTGGTGCTGATAAAGACGATGTTTTAGAACCTTATCGTGGCAGTGGACTTATGTGGATTGAAGACAAAGTGGAAAATGCTGAGCTTGGCGATCGTCTTGGTCTTGAATCGATTGTGGTTGAACACTATCATAATATGAACAATGGAAAATTCCCTACCTTTGCAAAATGGAAAGACATTTATGAGTACATCACTGGCTGAAATATTAGTTTTAAGATCTCAATGGGAAGAGCTAGTTAAGCGATTTCGGTTTGTTGACGATGATTGCAAACACGGCACTATAAATAACTTAGAGTGGTTCGTTAATAACGGATTCGCGAGTAATCGTCTGCGAAAAAATTATGATGAAGCGAAAAGAGTAGCAGAAGAAATATTAGAAAAAGCAAATGAAGTGACCTTTTAATTATGCCTTAGTTATATCTAAAAGGATAACTAACATGGCAGAAAAAAACGCTTTTGGCGTAGAAAAAAAAGTAAAAAAAGATGCAAAGGTATTACAGCCTGATTCTATTTTTGCTCATCTTGATGCTGATGGTGATGGTATAATTACCGATGAAGAAATGGCTAGAGCTAAAGAAATAGCAGAATTTGAGCATAGAAAAAAGATGCAAGAAAATGAAGATGCAAAAGAAGATCAGATCCGTGCTATGGCATGGTTTGCTCTTTGGGGAATGCTTCTTTATCCAATAACAATTATAGCTACGTCTTTATTAGGTCAAGAAACAGCTGCACAACTCGTAAGTGATATTGCACCTACGTATTTTGTAGCAATTGCAGGCTTAGTTGCTGCTTTCTTTGGTGCGCAAGCATACTCTAAAGGAAAAGCTGAACCGCCTAAAAAATAAAATGGATTTTCGTTATGAAAAGATTGATATATCAAGTTTATGTAGGAAAAAAATCGAGGCTATACGATCACTGTACGGCCTCGGTTAAAGCATATGCAAAAGAAATTGGTGCTGACTACGAGTGTCAGCGTACACCTATATTAATGATTAAACCAGATCCCTTTAACACGAATAGAAGCAAGGAATCATACGAAAAGTATGGTGGCTACTTACCAATTTATGAGAAAGAAAATGCGTTTACGTATCTTAAAACTTATGATCAAGTTGCGATCATTGATAGTGACGTATGGGTTAGACCCGGTAGTCCTAATGTTTTTGATATTCTCGATCCAGATGTGGCTTTTGCTGGCGTCATAGAACGTGACATGCCAATTCAAAGTTGGTATATTAATAAGATTAAAAACTATTCTCGTATGCAATATTCAAATATCAAAAATGTTGATTGGAAATGGAACGGTCGTGGTGGTGAGTTCTTCAACATGGGTGTTATGATTATGAATAAATCGTTTGGAAAATATCTAAACGGTGAAACGCCACAGCAATTTCTTTCTAGACCTAGGTTTAAACCTTTTATTGACGGGTTAGGACCTTGGAAATGGTCTACCGACCAGACTCTTCTTAACACTTGGATTAGAGAAGAGAAAATGAAGTTACAGCACTTAGAATATAAATGGAACGCTCTTTACACTGCAGTTAAACCTGAAAAAATTAAAGATGCATATTTTGTCCACTTTTTCTTGAAAGATAAATTACCAAATAAAGGTGAAAACGTAGAAGAGCTTATGAAAGATGTCGCTTAAAAAACTTTTTATACACATTCCAAAAAACGCTGGCATGACGATTCGTAAGAGTCCTATGCTAGTAAATAAAATTATTCCAGCCGGATCTAATGTACATAAATCACCGTCTTATTCTCAGGCGGTTTTAGATAAAATGAATTCACTAGGAGATCATCATGGTTTTGAACACGCCAGGTACCGTGACATACATCCCTCAGTACGTGACACAAACAACTCCTTTGCTGTCATTCGCAATCCTTGGGATCGTGTGGTTAGCCGTTACTTCTTCGCCAAGAAAGTAATAGAGGTAGAGAAAAAAGTTAAACCATCTTATGCTAATGTATCAACCTTCGAAGCTTTTCTTGAAGAACGACACAAGTGGGGCAATGAAAAATATATGTGGCACCGTGCTGTAAGAGGTTGGTATCCTGCATATGATCATGTTTGTGATGAATCTGGTATAGTAAAAGTTGATATGCTACGATTTGAACATTTAAACGATGACTTATGTAAATATTTTAATTTAAAAGAAATGTCCAGAGCTCGTAATGTTACTGCTTTAAATGAAGGTAGTTATCAAGACATATATACTCCAGAGACAATACAAATTGTAGCAGATTGGTACAAGAAAGATATTGATCACTGGGGATTTGATTTTGATACAGGAGCAACAAGGAATTACTGGAATGCTTGAATTATTATTTAATAAGTATGGCTGCGATAAAGCAAAGAAACACGGATATCATAAAGTATATGAGCCAGAGTTTGATGGTATGAGAAACATGCCAATCAATTTTCTAGAAATTGGAGTATTTAGAGGAAATAGTATTGAGGCTTGGCTAGATTTTTTTCCTAACGCAACATTCTATGGTGTTGATACATTTCACCGCATTGATCCAAAAGATGTACCAGTGTTGCAAAATGAAAGAGTAAAGTGGATCCGAGCAGACTCAACAAAAACAGCAACTAGAGATTTAATTGCTACAGTGTGGGACGGTGTAGAGTTTGATGTAATTTTAGACGATGGCTTACATACGCCAAGAGCTAATGGACAGACATTTAATGTATTTTATCCGTTCTTAAAAGAAGAAAGTGGAATGTATTTTGTTGAAGATGTCTGGCCTTTACATATTATGAAAGATGAAGAGTTTAATCATCCTTGGGTTAAAAAATATCCAGAAAGATATAATAAATCAGAGATGGATTACTTTATGGAACAAATTCCAGTATCAAAGACAACAGAATTTGACTTACGTGAAGGTTCTGGCGAGCCTGACAGTTATATTATGAAGATTGATAAATGATAGCTTATGCAATTACAATAAAAGATAATGCTGTATCTGAGGCTGGCTATAAAAATTTGGTTACCAGCTCTAAGAGTGTAGGTAATGAGTTTAAAGTTTTACGTTATGATGCTATTACTCCATCAAATGTAGAGCAAATTATGGAAGAATCTGATGTTAAGTGGAACTGGCCTTGGGAAGGTGAGGTCGTAGATTTTGCCACTGGACTTACTAAAAAAGCATATCAAACAAAAGACAAAAGAAAAAGAAAAGCATGCTCAATGAGTCACTTTAATTTGTGGCAGATGTGCTTTGAACTAAAAGAACCAATGCTTATTCTTGAGCATGATGCAATGTTTGTGAATAGAGTAGATTTTGATATTAGAGATACAAAGTTTCAAATCTTAGGTATCAATAATCCATTAATGGCTACTCGTAAGGCACATGATTATTATGATAAGATCGTAGATAGTTGGGATGCATTTCAATACACACCATACATCGATGAAGATATAAAAATGCCACAAGGATTAGCTGGAAATTCTGCTTATATTATGACACCTGAAGGTGCAGAACAAATGATATCACTTACGTATAAACATGGTGTCTGGCCAAATGATGCTATGATGTGTAGACAACTGGTTAATAAATTAGGAGTCACTCGTAAATTTTATACAAGAGTTCAAGGTTTACCAAGTACTACAACGCTATGAAAAATTATGTAATTACAATTGAAGACATTCCAAGATCTGTTCAAATTGCTGAACGTTGCATTGCATCTGGTGCACGTCATGGCACTAGAATAGAAAAATTTAAAGCCATTACACCATATAACACAGACATATATGCTATGGCCAAAGAGGAAGGAATTAATGTTGATGGATTCAAAGAAGTATATTCTAGGTTGGACAATTGTTTGGCTGCTTTCTTATCTCATTATAACATATGGAAACTTGCAGCAGAATATCATGACACAACCACAATATTTGAACATGACGCAGTTGTCGTAAATCAACTTAACAGTACAATCCCTTTTAATAAAGTTGTAAACTTAGGTAAACCTTCTTATGGTAAATTTAACATTCCAACAGCCCTTGGCACTCAGCCTTTAGTTCATAAAAAATATTTTGGCGGAGCTCATGCTTACAGAATGAACAGTAATGGCGCTAAAGAGCTAATTAAACAAGCAAAGATCCATGCTAAGCCTACAGATGTTTTTTTACACATAGATACTTTCCCTTGGCTACAAGAAAATTACCCTTGGAAAGTAGAAGCAAGAGATGCTTTTACTACAATTCAAAATGAAAGAGGATGTTTAGCTAAACATGGTTACGGAGAAGGCTATGAAATTCTCTAACTTATTTATTACAGGCTGTGACAACACAACTAAGTGGATGCTCCCTTGGTTCCAAGATAACTTTTACAAGTATAATCCAGACGCACACTTAAAAGTGTATGATTTTGATAAGTTTGAGCCAAGTATGAAAGGTTGGTTTAAAAAGCCTGCTGCTATGATGGATGCTGCAAAATTAGCAAATAAAGTGTGTTGGCTTGACACTGACTGTGAAGTAAGATCTAACTTAAACGATCTTTGGTCTTATACAGCACCTAATAAATTATCCATGATAGAAGATGTCCCTTGGTCAAAAAGAAGAGGAGAGACATGGCATAATAGTGGTGTTGTTTTATTTAAAAGTTATCCTAACATATTATCTGAATGGGCTGCAGCATGCAAATCAAATCCACAAATAGGAGACCAAGAAGTGTTACATGCTCTTGTAAAAGATGGAATGAGAAGAATGATACATATATCAGACGTTCCAAGAGAATATAATACACTTAGATTAGATTTATTAGATAAAACAGAACCTAAAAATATAAAAATTATGCATTGGACAGGTCGTAAAGGTAAAGAACATATTCGGAGTATGATGAATGACTAAAGTAGCCCACGTCATTGGCAATGGGAAATCAGCAGGATTATATAAACCATCAAAAGGTTTAAAAATAACATGTAATCTTCCTCCATTTGAAATTGCGAATGCATATACCACTTGTATGGTAGATTTTAAAATGATGAAAGCAATTGCTGATGGTGTAGTCACAGTACCAGGTGACTGGACACTTGGAGCTAGACCTAAGAAATGGATGGAAATGAAGCCTGCATTTCATATGCGATATGCTGCTCAGATCAAAGAGTATCACTTAGATCTTCCAAAATATGCTATTAATTACACAAACTTTAATTGTGGACATATGGCAACACATTATTCAGCTAAAAAGCTAGCTGCTGAAGAAATCCATATGTATGGATTTGATACTTTATTTGCTTTTGACATAACATCTTGCACAGATGCATATATGAGTAGTGATAGACAGATAAATAATACTCAAAGGCTAACAAATAACTGGCGTCCTGTTTGGCAAGGTATTTTTAAAGAATTTTCCAATACCCAATTTGTATTATATTATCATAAAGAGGTGGACCCTCTTATTAAGTTGCCTGAAAATGTAGAACTAAGATTAGGTAAAAGAAAATGACTGATTCGGATGATCCTTGTGACGATTGTACAGATTATGGCGAATTACATAAATGGGTCGAGAAAAAAAACGTAAGTGATTGATTTTAAATAAAAACAAAATGCATTTTATCCTTTACAATCGGTATGAACTATGGTAGTATAGTTATATCAAATGAAGGAAAATGGTTATGAAAAATTTCAGTGTATATCAACTTCAAGGTTCAGACTTCCGCGATGAGCGTTTTCAATTAGGCTTTGGCAAAGATCCAAAAGGTTTAGCTGAAAAACTTTTCAATGATTGGTCTTATACGCTTGTTGCTGAAATCACAGCACCAGATCTTAATGGTGTATTTCAGGTTGGTAACATTGGACCTGAAGATAACATCCGTCGTATTTCGGATCGTATGGCTTCAGTTTCAGTTGGTGATATTATCGAAGATCCTGAAACACGTAAAACATATCTTGTTGCTAACTTTGGATTCACTGAACTTTTTGATATGGAGACAGCATAATGTATATTATGGAACAAGCACTTAAAGACACAATCAACGCTCAACGTGCAGAAGCTGACGAGTTTAGCAAAACTCCAGGCAACTGGATGGGTAAGTATCCATGCCCATCAGACCTTGACTACTGGGAGGCAGCTGTTCCTTCAGGTACTTTGAAGGAGTTTAATCGTACTCAGTTAGTTAATGATGCATATTATCTTACAGCAGAAGTTGTTTCTAAATCATATGCACGTTCACTCGATTTTGCTAACTGGTCAGATCGTAATCTTGAACGTCATATCGAAAATATGCTAAGACATGAGGAGGCTGTATAATGTGGAGAGTTGAAGCAACAAACGCTAAAGGCAAAAGAGTCGTTGAGTTTTTTACTGACTCAAAAATTGCTGATGTTCGTCATAAACAGCTTTGGAATGAAATAGATAAAAATGGTATGCTACTTTGGGGTACCGTTAGAACTACACGTTGGGAAGAGGAAAGCCAATGAAACGTATTTTACTTACTGCAGCGTTGATTGCTGCAACAACACCAGCATTTGCTGATAAAGTCAATGCTACGATTGAAGATAAATATACTATCATTTACGAACAAAAACCAATTACACGTCAAGAGTGTGTTACGGTAGACGTGCCAATTTATGGCACCACCCAAGGCTCAGGTGCTTCTGGTGGTGACGTGTTAGCTGGCATGATTATTGGTGGACTTCTTGGCAAAGGCGTCACTGGTAAAGATAATGGTGCTGCAGCTGGTGCTGTTATGGGTGGCATTATTGCTGCTGACAAAGGCCAAAAGCAAAAGCAAGTGGTTACAGGTTACAAGCAAGAACGTCGCTGTGATAATGTAACATATTATGAGAATATTGAAAAAACAGTGTACAGCCATTCTATCATCCGTTGGTCAGTAAACGGCCGAAAGTTTGAAGCAACATTTGTAAAGTGATGTTAAAAAACGAGAAGACAAATGACTAAACCATATGAATTAGAAGAAAAGATTATGGATTGTTGGGCTATTTGCAATGATCTGAAAACTGCTTATACTCAGATCTGTGATGGTGAACGTGAACCAACTATTGATGAAATTACCAACGCTTTTATGGGCATGCGACAACTCTATGAATGGAAGTTTGAGCAACTGTTCTTTACATATGAACAAATGCTTAAAACTTTAAAAGAAAAAGAATTTGAAAATTTGTCTCCTTAGCTCAGCAGGATAGAGCAAGTGCCTTCTAAGCACTAGGCCGTGGGTTCGAATCCTACAGGGGACGCCAGTTAAAATCCATCCACAAGTCTGCAGCTTTTGGAATGGTGTGTGACCCTCAGCACATAATGAGGCACGGTCTTCCGGTGTACAGGAAGATAGGTGGGGAGGCACCGCGGAAAGTCTCCCCACTCATTTATAAAGGAGTTAAATTATGGCATGGTTATTAATTTTTATTACGTATTGGGATGGTCAAATTATGACAGTCGGAAATGGCCTCTTTGAAACACATATGGAATGTTTTGAAGAAAGAGAAAATTTAAGCTTTGAAGTCGGTGGCCAACACGGACATTTTCCAACAGATATGCAGGCGATATGCATGAAAGTAACAGTGAAGGAGTAATCTATGGAAATTATTGCAGCAATTATCATTTATACACTAGCAGAAGGTATTAAAGAAAACGACGCTCGACTAGACGACATCCAAGGACAAGTTGTAGAGCTAAATAATGATTTTTTAAAATTGTCTGGTGCTCATTCAGCGCTATCAGCTCGACATCGTGTAGATCATGATACACATCATGCTAAAATCGATGCTAATAAACAAGCTATTGATGGTATGATGGATGCACTTGATGCATTCGCTGAAGCAAAATAATTAATCAAGTATCATTGGTCTTCGAATAGCAACGACATATTCAATAGGATAAAATCTAAACTTGACCATGTCGCTGCTATTCCCACTAATGATCTGATATGTTTCGCCTTCGGTCTTAACATAAAAGCCAACGTGTCCTTGCCAATCAGCGCCATCAATTCTATTAAACACTACAATATCACCTGGTTCTGGTGTCAGAACTGGTACACCAAATTTGCTAAAACTTTTAGCAAGTAAAGGATTGGGAGATACTGCTTCCGATCCTTTGTATCCATTTAGATGAATGATGCTATTTGCAAATGCTGCACACCATTCAGTCTTAATTGGATCAACATTCATTAGCTTTTGTAGCTCTGATCTATCGTTAGTTTCTGTCATGCCTAAATATTTCATTGCTGTGAGCAAGAAAGGATGACCTAGATCTGCAGGATGAGCATTTCCAGTCAAAGGCATAGATATAATAATAAGTAAAATAATTGCTCTAAACATGATAGTATATATACATCAGGAGAACAAAATGAAAGACAGTGATGAACCAGAACGTTATTATGAATGGATGTTATGGAAATTGAAACAAGAGCGTGAAAAAGAAAAAGAATGAATTCATATAAAGATTTTTATGATAATCATGAATTGCATATGTTCATAGATATATCTACTTATTGTAATGCAGGCTGTCCACAATGCCATCGTACTGATCGTTGGGGCGGTGGATTAGGAAAAATTGAATGGCTTCCTTTAATACAATGGACACTTGAAGAGTTTAAAAATGCTTATGATGAAGAACTTGTGAAAAGAACTTATTTGTGGGAAATTTGTGGCACTTGGGGTGATCCTGCTATGTGTAAGGATTTATATGAGATCTGTGAATATATTCTCGATACAAATCCTAGAACTCAACTTACAATTGATACAAATGGTAGCATTCGTCCAAAAAGTTGGTGGCGTAAAATGGGTGAGCTTTCTAAAAAATGTAAAGGAAAAGGACTTATTCGCTTTGACTTTGCTATTGAAGGTATTAACCAAGAAATGCAAGAAAAATATCGTAGAAAAACAGAGCTTGATAAAATTCTTGCAAATATGAAAGAAGTCACTGATGCAGGTGCACAAGCAGATGGATTCTGTGTGGTGCATAAACATAATCAAGATTACTTACAAGAAATTCTTGACCTATGTAGAGCGTATGGTGCTATCGATGTTATTTTTGTAGAGTCAAATCGATTTAGCGATGGGCCGGTATTTGAGTTTAAAAATGAACACGGTGAAGAAGATGTTTTAGAACAAGCAACTACATATTACAAACCTAAAAAGGTGAGAGACGCTCAAAGTGATTGGAAAACTCGATCAGAGTTTCAGCCTTGGTTTTTAGAAATGAAAAGGAAAGTTGAAAATGTCGGAGAAGAAGAAGACATACATTAAATGCTCTTGGCAAGAAATGGGTAGAATTCTTATTAATCCTGATGGACAAGTTTATCCCTGTTGCTATCTTTGTAATAAAGCATTTAAAACAGAAATTCTCGGGGTGTTTGGTCCAAATAACCAAGTAGAAGATTTATCTCAAAAAGGTGAAAACTGGTATTGGAAGACGAATCCAGAATCTGAAGCTGGATCTGGTGATATGGTTATGATAGAATATAAAAAACACTATGATGAGTTAAATTTAAAAAAGAAATCTATGAAAGATATTCTTAATCACAAATGGTTTACTGAAATACTTCCTAAATCATGGGAAAAAGAAGAAACAAGATCAGATCAGTGTCGACAGTTTTGTGAGCATTATGTAGATGAGTAAAAAAAGACTTATATTTTCAATTTATATAAACTTTACTTATGCTGGAGGTGATCTAAATGAGTATGAGCCGCGTCATGACTTAAACTTAAATGTTTCTCTTATTAGTTACTTACAAAAAAAGTATGCAGAAAAATGTAATGCTGATTACAAACTTGTAGGATATGGTAACTTATTTCATGATTTAGAAAATTATTTGAAAGAAAAAGAAATATATGAAGGAGAATATCAATCCATCCAGCACTTTAAGTTTTATTTGCTTGAAAAGTTTTCAAAAGAATATGATGAGATTGTTTATTTTGATTTAGATGTAATTCCTAATACAGATGAAAATATTTTCGAAGCTTTTGATTTTAATAAAGGAATATTAATGCATGGATTTCATGATGATAGGCCTGAAAACGTAGAAAATATCGAAGAAGGTTGGTTAACTTATGTGCCAATGAAACGATCAGTTGCTGTAAAATATGCGTTAATGAAATCACTATGCAAAAATAGAAATGTAGAGTCAAAGCTACAAAAAGTATTAAATACTGGAATTATGGGTTTTACGAGCCAGCAAATACAAGACATGAGTTATATGAAATCTTTAAGTTGGGCTGGTGTAGACGTGTGGAGAATTAAAACCAAAGGGACTAATTTTTATCAAAAAGAAATAGAAAAGCTTTTCAATATAAACAATGAGTCAGTTGTTTCCTTTTTAATATCAATACACAACTTACCTTTTCAAGATCTTGGATCAAAATGGCATTGGGTTTGGAATCACCGTAATAAAAATGAACCTATTGCACCAGATGCAAAGATTGTTCACATTATAAACAAACAATTTAATCAATTTTTTAATGTAGAGAAAGTACAATGAATATAGGTTTCTTTTCTTCCATGATTGATGAAAAGATGACGGCATGGGTAGACATTACGACATACTGTAACGCAGCTTGCCCTCAATGCCACAGGACAAATAGAAATGGACTTGGAAAAGCAGATTGGCTTCCTCTCGTTCAGCATGACCTAAGTCACTTTCAAAAGCAATATCCTATTGACACCTTACATATGTTTAATTCATTTGAGTTTTGTGGAAGCTGGGGTGATCCAATTATGAACAAGGACATCTTAGAGATTTGTAAATATATTCTTGACAACTCAACTGCAAAGATCTTACTCTTTACTAATGGAGGAATTCGATCAAAAGAATGGTGGACTCAACTTGGTCAATTAGGCGGAAAAAGAATTCAATGTGGATTTGATATTGATGGTATCAATCAAGAAATGCATAACAAATATCGCCGAGGTGTATCTCTTTCAAAAGCATTAGAAAATATGCGAGCATTTGCAGATGCTGGTGGAGACACTAAGTGCTTTATTGTTGTATTTAAACACAATCAAGAATATGTTGATGATATTATTCAGCTTACAAAAGAATGCGGGGCCACGTCCTGGTCAATCACACCATCAGATCGATTTACAATATATGAACCATCTCCTTGGGAATTCATTAACGAGAATGGAGAGCGTGAATATCTTGAAGAAGCAGATAACAAAATCAAAAGGTTTGAGTTTAAATGACATATCGCATCGAATGCAAATGGCGAAAAAATAATAAAGTACTAATTAACCCTGACGGCCAAGTATATCCTTGTTGCTATCTTGCAAACTTTATGTTTATGCCAGAAAAAGAAGAGTGGAAACAAATTCACCTTAAACAAAATGTCATGAAACAATATCAAGAAAATAAAGATGATCTTAACTTAAATAATAAGACTATGCCAGAAATATTGAGCCATGATTGGTTTAACAAAACTCTTGTGGAGTCTTGGTATAAAGAAGAAACAACACTTATGCAATGTGAAAGATTTTGTAAAGTAAAAGAATGAAAATATTAGGATTAAGCGAAGGATTTCATGATGCTGGTGCATGTCTAATTGAAAACAATGAAATCCTATCAGCAACTCACTCAGAAAGATATTCACGTAAGAAGAATGATCGTTGGCTTCATCCATCACAAATGGTTGAGGCCGATGTCGTTTCATTTTATGAAAAGCCTTGGCTCAAAAGAACACGTCAATTATATGCTGGTCAAGGATGGAAACCTGCAAGAACAAAGTATGATGTAGCATTTTCTCATCATAAGACTCATGCTGCAGCTGGTTTCTATACCTCCACATTCGATGAGTGTAACATCCTTGTTATTGACTCTATAGGTGAATGGGATACGATCTCTATCTGGAATGCATGGATGGATGGTGAAACACCACGTATGAAGAAGATCAAGAGTGAGAAATATCCATTCTCACTTGGCTTGTTCTATTCAGCTATTACTCAACGAATTGGCTTGAAGCCTAATGAAGATGAATACATTACGATGGGAATGGCTGCATATGGTGAGCCAATTCATGTTTCAGATCTTCGTACATACATGTATTCCAATTGCCACAAAGGCATAGGAAACGTATTACCTACAGCTCGAAATGAAGACATTGCCGCATCAGCTCAAAACATGATTGAGAATGAAATACTACATTATGTTCAACTATACTGTAAGCACGACAATCTCGTATTCATGGGTGGTGTAGCACTCAACTGTGTAGCGAATAGTCGTATCGCTGCTTTTGGTAAAAATATGTGGATCATGCCTAATCCTGGTGACTGTGGATCATCTCTTGGCGCTGCAGCATTAGCATATGGCAAAAAGCTAAAGTGGAAAGGACCATACCTTGGAACAAATATCTGTCAAGAAATCAATCCTCGTGAAGTTGCTGAGTATTTGTATGATCATGCCTATTGCGGTATTGCAAATGGCCGTGCAGAGTTTGGTCCTCGTGCCCTTGGCAATCGTAGCCTGCTTGCTGATCCTCGACGAGAAATTAAAGACACTGTTAATCAAATTAAACGTAGACAACTCTTTCGACCCTTTGCACCCGCAATCTTGGAAGAATATGCTGAAGAATATTTTTCAGGCCCAATGAACGAGTATATGCAGTTTGTTGCAAAAGCAAAACACGATTACTCATCAGTGACACATGTCGACGGTACAGCAAGAGTGCAAATAGTTCGTAAAGATTGCCAGTCTATATTACGTCCTATACTTGAAGAATGGTATGAAAAGACTGGTGTCCCAATGCTTCTGAACACGAGCCTAAATATTAAAGGTCAACCTATGGTAGACACTTGGTCCCATGCTCAAGAATTTATGGAAAAATATAATGTCAGAGTCTTCTAAATACATTTTAGCTTCGGGTTGCAGCTTTACTGATAAAAATTTTAAATCAAATATTGTAGAGCACAAAGATTTTCCAAAATGGCCGGAGTTACTTGGAAAAATGCTTGACAAACCTGTAGTCAACGTAGCGGAATGTGGAGTCTCGAATGATTGGATTGAAAAATCAATCATTAATAGAGTGATAAGCGACAGTGATAACATAGAGCTCGTCGTAATAGGTTTTACCGAAACATGGAGATATAGTGTTTATAATCTAATGCATCATAATCCTCTCGCTTGGTTTGATCAACAAGACCGAACGAGCGATCACTGGGACACTGCTTCAAGAGTAAAATCAATTCCATATTATCGATTTATGATTGAAGAAAGACTTGCAAATGAACACTATCAACAAAATGAAAATTTATTTCAAATCATTGTCAATAATCACATTGAGACGATCATAAGAATACAAAAAATTTGTAAAAAATATAAGATTAAATTAATAGCAGCTAATTTATTAAATGCATTTCATCAAGGCAGATATATTTACTGCGTAAAAAGTTTAGGAAAAGAATTTCATTACAACGAAGATCAGTGGGCATGGATGATCCAAAACTCTCCAAAGTTCAATGAAGTCGACAACCATACTCTTATTGGTTGGCCATTTCACCCATACATAAATGGTTGGAGCTTAGGCGCTGAGATCTTAACAGATAAAGAGCGTATCGCACCTGATAAAGGAGATCACCATCCAAATAAAAAAGGACATGAACTTATAGCAGAGGTTTTCTATGACAAATATCAAGAGATATATGAATAAGATAAAAATAAAGTGGAGACTTTTCAAATTACGTTTTCGAAAAGAAACGCCAGAAACAGGTTCTCTCTACATCTACGAACAGGACGAAAAATGACAAAACACATATACGCTTGCGGCTGCAGCTTTACAATGAAAAATTGGAGACAACGCGGAAAAGGCGTAGGTGGCTGGCCAATGTGGCCAGAACTTCTTGGAAATGAACTCGATCTACCTGACGTCAATCTTGGCCTAGGTGGCCACGGCAATGACTATATCTTACAAAAATCAGTTCAATACATTCTCGATAATCACAACGACATCGAACTCGTCGTAATTGCATGGAGTCAAACGTTAAGAATGTGGCTCTACGACACTGAGTCATATAATCCTGGAGTCTGGCTAAACCTTGAAAAAAACGGCCCGAATGACGTGTATCCAATACACAATCAAAATCATGAAAGATACATGTACCTTCCTGATCCTTACGAAATTTCGAAACACCTCATAGACTACTTTAATCGAAAACCTGACCCAGGCGGCCTCGGCTACACTCTTGGAAAAACATTCACAAGACAAGTCTATACACTACAAAGACTATGCGAAGAACTTAATCTAAAATACATCTTCGCTCACGGAACTCCACCCATGATCTTTCAACACCTCGAAGATCTTCAAATCAACAACCTCACCGCACGTAAAGAATACCTTGAATTCTCTCTCGTCGACCTCTTTCATAAAATCAATACCAACCACTTCATAGGATGGCCCGGCCATCGAGAACTCGGAGGAAACTCAGTCCTCAAACTCGTCCCAGGCAAACAATCAGATCACGAAGTCGGTTTCACAAACCTCGTACCAGACAAATGGGACCCCCACCCAAACGCCAATGGCCAACAACTTATTGCAAATCTTTATCTCAATAAATATAAAGAACTATACGGATAACACATGAAAAAATACCTCTTCATTCTCAAGATGCGAATCAACCTCTTTCTATCAAGATTTCGTAAATCTGAAAAAGACTTCCACTACATCTATGAGAAAGACGAATAACATAAGGAATAAAAATGTCAGACATATTCGACTTTGGATTCACTGCAGTAGATGAAGAAGAACTCTCTGCTGTCCAAGCAACTCAAGCACTCGCATCAGACGCAGAACAAGCAGCCCAATCCACACAACAAAGACTCGACTCTCTATATAATGCAGTCGTTCCACTACTCAATAATCTCAAGAAAAATCCAGAAAAAGAATACATTCTATGGCCTAATAGACTAGCTAAAGTAGAAGAATTCGAATCCATGCTACAAAAAATCTATAATGGATAACTCTTTCCTATACTGCATATCCGATAACAACGGCCACTGCAAATTCGGATATTCAAACGACCCTCTCAAACGCCTCAAACAACTACAAACAGGCAATATCCACACTCTCACTCTACTACACTCTATACCAGTACCAAAACAACAAGTCAAAATCCTCGAATCAAAACTACACAAAGAAATCAACTACAAAAAAATAAAAGGAGAATGGTTCAATATCGACAACGATCAAGCAATCAATCTCCTCACATGGTTCGAAATACACTATATCGAATAACCTTCAAGCAAGATATTCAATCCATTACTATCTAGTTATACAAAAAATCTAATCTATAACTAACCATATGCATATGAAAACAAGTGGGAAACTGCCATTCGGCTGCAGCCTCACCATTTCCCCTGGCTTGCTCCAATCACGTAGAATATGGCACCAAGGACCCCAGAAGTGACACAGAATAACAGAATGCCTATAATCCATTCCCTTATTGCTTCTGCACGTTCAATGGCCTGA